ATTTGCTACCCGACTTTCAATAAGACTTTGCTTTTTTGGTTTGATTTCTACTAGTTCTGCTATTTGTTTACCATACTTGTTTTGATAGACTAAAAGAAAGTCAGGTACATAGTTAGTATTTTTACCAGTCAATGGATTACGATATGGTATACGCATTGGTTCACTTGCCCATTGTAACACATTATCGTTCTTGTCACAAAATTGCATGAATGTTAGTTCCCAACCACTACGATAGGTTGGAAGAACTTTACCTACATATTTTTGAGGGTTACTAGGGGTGAATTTGCCTTTAGCCCACTTAGTCATTATATTACTACGTTTCGTTGGACTGTCTGATTAGGCTGAGGTACAACTGATACCCCGTACAAACTTGATTTAGACTTTAAACTATTAAGATAGTACGCCATTAGTGCGTTTGTTTCCATCTTAGTTTTTCCCTTGACTTGGTCTAGTAAATCAAGTGAATACTTTCCAGTGATATTTGATATTCTAAAAATCATAGCAGAGAAGTTTTTAGCAATGTCCTCTGATTTAGAAAGACTATAAAAATATGAATATACAATTTCATATTCATTGGCATTCACTACTTCATCAACCTGATAGAATTTGTCAAAAATTCTAACTGTTTTGTCTAGTGTTGTTTGTGGTGCATCTATTGTATTAGCCATGTTATATCCTTACAATATATTTATGACTTTGATTTACTTGCGTGAAGATGATGCAGAGGGGAAACTAAAGTTAGTGTTCCTATTAGGTGTTTGTTGTGCGGCGTTCGTTGCACCAGCAATTGCTTCATTCTTAGCCAACTTACCTAAGTCTTTACCCTTGAATGTGTTATAAGTTGCACCGGCTTTTTGTACTGCACCCAACCAATTACCATTCTCTAGGTCGTTCATAATACCACCTGCCGCATCAACTAAACCACCTTGACCCATGATGCTTGCATTTGAACCTGGACGTGCTATCGGGCTCAATGTCAAATCATAGTGATCGGAGTCAGCAAATGAGTTTACTATCTGTCCTGGATTCTTACCGTCAATTGCACCGTCAAAATATTTTACTGTTTCAAATGTCAATGACATTTGATTTTCCATGACAGCGTTTTCTGAATAATTGTATATGTCATGTCCAAAACTTTCAATAGTAGGATTGATTAACTTGTATAACACAAAGTTATGTTGATTAAATCCATAGATATTGATTGACTTAAAGAACGGAGTTTTAACTTGTCCCGTAATTGATGGCTCGCCCACATAACCCCAGTCATCTGAACCAGCAATTGATTTATTGTATATATTGCGTTCATTCAAATCTGTAGGAGGACTTGCTGAAGCAGATCCAGGTGCTGTTGGCATTGAAGGACCTAACACTGGATCAACTTGTGAAGGATCTTTATAGTGATATGAATAATATGAATACCACATATTACGAATCAAATTAGCATTATCATCGTGGAAGGTAATTTGAATAGGATCATATTTGATTTTAGTCTGAATTACACGTTTACGATTATATTGATTCAATGTTGCTAAATCAAATTGATACTTTGGTAACTGTATTGTTTTAACTGCCAATCCAAAGTTATGATCCTTATTGCTTGTAAAATCCCCGAAACTACCTATACCTGTAGTATTGATATCAAAGTAAACATGAAATAAAAACTTAAACTTAGGACTATATGCATAGCCATTGCTTCTAAAAACTTGTGACGCATGTTGAAAATCACGTAGGTAAGGGCTGCCAAAAAAGGCAGACCCCGCGGCTCGTAATTGGTTCTCAAAGAATCCGGACATTTAAATGCCCTGATTAACGACCGATACCAGTAACAGCAGTACCACCAAAAGCACGACCGACACTTGTGCCAAGTCCAGATGCCAATGGGGATTGAACTGCGTTATCAAAGCGAACTGTCAATGAAATTGTTGCCGCTTCGTTTGTACCGTAGTTCATATTATTGTAGTTTGCAGTTTGAATAAAGCAACCATACAATTCCCAAGTCTCTAATATGTTAGGTGTTAATGTACCATTACCACCATCTAGTACTTCATAGTTAACTTGGAATTTATAATCTTGACCTGATGCGGCTGATGCTTGTTCAACAAAATCCATTTGCTTTTGCAATTGTTCACCGATCAACTTACTAACGTTGCCTGCGGCATCATCACGTAGGTTAATAGTAGTTGTTGTCCACTCGTGCTTACCAGCCAAGTAAATCTTGCTATTATAAATGTCTAACGGAATCTCAGTAAAACTGACGTTAGGACGTGCAATGTCAATGACTTGCTTCGTCAATTCTTGAGTAGCACCACCTACTCCGAAGTTTAAGAACAATGCTCTGAAACGAAATTGTAACTTCGGCATCAATAGACCTTGAGAACTAGGTGTATTGTCTGATCCTACAGTCATATTGAACAGTGATTGTGAGGCTATTGCCATTTGTGTATCTCCTTAATATTATTTATCTTAAATAATACCCCGTCGCCGGGGTACTATTTTTTACTTTAACGCGGCCCCTGTGTTCATAACACGAACTGGGATGTAGATAAATTCCGCAGCCTTGACAGGCTCAATTGCGATATCAATCCATAACTCATTTCTGTCAATTCGAGCAGGTGTGTTATTACTTGTGTCACAAACAACTAGATAGTCATATAAACCACGCTTAGAGACCAAGTCAATAAACAATGATTGTACTACACCAGTTAATTGGGCACGTGTTAAGTTATCATTAGGTTCAAATACGAACGGACGTGATGCAGTTTGTAGTTTATCACGTATATAGCAAATCAATCTTGCTACGTTCACACGATCCAATGCAGAATTTGAAGCATAACTTGTCTTATTACCATAGTTCAATAAGCCGATGCCTGTGAAGAATGCAAGGGGGTTGATTTCGTTTTGATATAATACATCACGAATACTCATACGATTCTTAACTGTCTGGAATTCACCAGTCATACCATCAATATATCCAATGTTTGTAGCATTGTCAATTGTACCACGGCGTGTACCTGCAGCCGCTAACCAAGGATAAGCCACTTGGTCATTGCGTAAGAATGTACGTAACATCATATGACTTGCAGGAACAACAATAGCAGAACCTGATAAGTCAGTTGTGATACCGCTTGGGTAGAATACGCCAAGATATGTATCACGTGTTACCCATCCATCTTCGCCTGTTGCTGTAGCACCTGCAACGTTGTTAGCCCAGTTAGTCAATTGTGTTGCTTGGTCTTCTAAACGTAATGGTGTATCACCTATGATGAACGCTGTGTTGTTGCGGTCATTGTTCAATGTAACCATATCAGGTTGTAGTTCTGGATAACCAGGAGCTGCAATTAAGTTAAAGAAGGTGTCTTCTTCACGTATACTCATGTTAGTAGCGATTGATTCTTTCAATGCTTTTACTACTAAAGCACGTTGAGCCTTACGACCCATATATGCTGAACCATCACTCTTTAAACCAGACTCTGTTACCCATGTATATGGAACAGCAGGTAATGATTGTCCTGGGAAGTCCATACCATTAAAATAGTTGGCCTTGTATTGCTTAACATTATAACCTGAACGGCGTGTGTTGAATAATAACATACCTTGTGGGTATAATGATGGGCTTGGACAATCTAAATCAACATGGTCAACAGTCAATAGACTAGAGATACTTGGGATAGCATCCATTACAGGATCTACACCGCTAGCACCCCAACGTGCATCAGCAAATAATACGCCAGATGAACTTGTTTGGTCTGTATTGTCTAAACGAACCCATTGATCCACATTATCTACAGATTCCCAACGATTGATTAGAGGATAATTTTCTAAATCACTTGTATCGATCCATAGATCACCGTATACTAATGCTGAAGTACCGTCACTTTGTGTTGTTGGTGTAGTTGCAGAAACGATAGGACCTGCCATATCTGTCATACCTGCATCTGTGGTAGATGATGCTGGGTGACCTGCAGAGTCAAACTCTACGTTGCGATAACCTTTCCATGCACCATTCTTCAATACCATAATGTCAACTTGGTCAACTACTGAGAAGAACCAACGTGTGTCGGCTGCTGGCTTAGTAGCAGGAGCAGTTGTGCTTGCTGTATATGAAATTAAATCCCAATTAGAAATTTGTACATTATAGAACGTATCACTACTTACCATTCCTGAATATAATGCAATTTTAGTTGCTTGTCCACTTCCACCAACTGCTTGGATAGAAATTGTTAAATCATTGTCACCGTCTGTTCCACCAAATGTAGATCCAGCAAATACAACTAAGTCACCTACATGATAACCTAAACCAGTACCGCCGCTTGTTGGTTGTGTAACTGAATACTGATTACCAGATGATGATAATACAAAACTACCAGGTGTACCACTCCATGAACCTGTGATATCAATTCCGTTGCGTTTAATCTTATATTGATGTGAAGTTGTATTAGTGAATACATAAGGAGCACCTTGTTTCACACCTGAAGCACCTGCAACAAATCCTAACTCACTTAATAGTCCATTTGACATATTTGTTGAGTTTCTGTCGTTCAATGTAATTTCACCGCCAAGTGTGTGAGTAAGTTCAATTGCGCCTGCATCTGTAACCATTGCAGTAGTATAGGGAATTGCAACATTAGTCCAATCTCTCACAAATGATGCGGCATTACCGTTACCTGATACACCGTTTGCCGGTGTAGTAGTGAAACCATAAGTTACAGGAGTATATGATCCTGGAACTGTAATAGTTACTGTCAAGTGAAGACCGGAAGCAAAACTAATTCCACCGGAAGCATCTGAGTTTGCAGAAACCGCTACTGTTGGACCTGTTGATGTACGCTTGAATATTGATAGCCCTGAATCAGGATTCAATAAACGTGCGTTTAAGTTAGCATATAATGTACCTTCAGGAATTGCTTTTCCACCTGATGAATCTAAAGAATAGATTGCAACTGCGTTTGATGGATAGATAGGAGTAGTCACATTTGACCACAATCCAGATACTGCTGAATATTTTGACATTATTAAGTTAATGCCAGAGCCTGCTGAACTAATCTTAATCCATACTGAACCAGTTGGATGAGGTTTAGCCTGACTTGCTGTCCATAATGGCATCTGTGAAGATGTGCCATATTGGATATCCGGAGCATAACGAACAATAGAATTTGTTGTTGGATCTGGATCCAAGTTCAATGTTGATAGTATTGTTGAGGAATCAGTAATTGTCAAT